AAATTTGATAAAAATCCGTTTGAAGATATAGAATTATCTTCTTTAGCCATGTTTATTATTGCATCATGTATATTGATATATCGTACGTTTTTCGTAAAAGGAGACTCCGTGTTTACCAAAAAATTGTTTGATATCGGTCATTTAACCTATATTATTTGCATTGCTATTTTTATGTGTCAGTATATTCCTACTTTATTGGAATTTACTACTTTTGATTGGTTAAATCCGGGGACGATTATGTGTCTTTTTATTTCGCAGACTATTATTGGATTTTTGTTAAATAAATTCTATTGTAAAATGTCCTTTTCGCCCATGTTGTTATTATCTATTCTAGGATTGATCCTTGGGTCCTTGTGTATCTTAATAGGATATTTTATGGTGAAAAACAATGTAGACTTCAGTATTTTCAAACATATTCGAAATATTCATTTTTTGGATGGTGTTGCCACACACAAAGTATTGAATATAAAATAGCATGTGTGGATAATACCGTTTCTAGGTTTATAAGTATGTAAAAATATTCTTATATTATATAAAAAATATAAAAATATAATAAAAATGACTACTCGGAAAAGAAATATGAAAACCCGCAAAATGAAAAGAAATGCAAAAATATATTTTCGGTAAATAAATGTATTTATCTACCGATAGACGTTAAAACCCTCCTTATTCCGGCTTGCCGGAATCGAACCAGCGACAATTCGATAACAATTGAAAAACCACTACAGTCGAATGCTCTACCAACTGAGCTAAAGCCGGGTTTGCTGGTACAAGTGTACCAAAATATATGAGTACTATCTCTTTATATTTATTTATAGATAATATGATTATTTCTGGATTTTCTTGTCTTTCCTATTTTGCGTCTTTTTTGGGTTTTGCTTTTACCCCCTACTAGTACAGTATCACTTACATATGGAGAATTTTTCAAGACGTTTTGTAATTGTATAATTTCTATTTGTAAAGTGTTTCGTTTGTTGATCAATTCTTTTATATTTTCTAGCATCAAAGGACATTCATCAGATTTAGAAGAAGAACATAATTTTTTATAATTATTTAATTGTTTTTCAATTGTCTTAATTATTAATTCATAGTCTTGTATTTTTTTAGTAATATTTGCAATTATTATTTTTAATTCGTTAATTTCTTGTGTTTCTCTGGATAATGAATATCCAAGTTTTATTTTGAGCTGTTCTAATTTTTCTTTATTGTCCTTTGAATGAGATTTAGATGGTGATTTATATGCAGATGATCTTGATTGTGAACGTGGTCCAAACAATCTTTTCAACATACTGATTTATCAAAGATTTATTCTATAATATACCAAGATTTTTATACATAACAGGGCAATGTATCTAAATCAATAAGTCCGCTGAAGTTTGATTCACATTCAGAATCCAAGAATCGATTGAAAAACGGGTACGACAGCTGAGCTTCGGGTGTGTGATCGTGCACCGTTCGCGCAATCATTTTATACAATTTGAAATTGGGGTATCGTTCTTCACCATTCTTCTTATACAATACATTTTTCCCACGATCATCCGTACACCATCGTACAATGGTCTTTTGGAATTCGTCGTATCGTCTTGGATCGTCATCTGGGTCAATAATAAAATCATAGATGGATGAACCAAGACGGCACAAATCGAACGCATAATTGGGTTCCAATCGGGGTTTATTCTCATTGAAAAACGGTTCGCAATTGTATTGTGTTGCCGCATCTCCACCAGGACCAAAACTATCGCTACAGAACATCTTTTTCTGGAAGGTATAGATACTGCGACCGAAATCGATGATTTTATAGATGCGACCATACGTAGGAACTTTGTAGACCTTACCCAAAAACTTGTAATACAGGTATTCGGTGTCGGTGCGTGTCCACATAATGTTGTTAGTATGCAAATCGTTGTGTGTAAAATGGAATGCTTTTTGATAGGTCAATAGAATCATGATAACCTGGAACAAAACACTCGCGGCTTGGTCTTCGTCGATAACCTTTCTTACAAAGAGTTGGTCCAAGGTACCCTCGCATTTCTCTAAACATATCATTTGAACAGGGAAATCCTTTATGTATCCGTAAATTTCTTCTTGTTCTTCGTCTTCATCGTCTTGATCATCGTCTTGTTCTTCGTGTGCGTATTGTGCGTCTAGGTCTTGTTCATCTTCCGATTCAGTAGACCATTCACTTCCCTGATCGTTTTCTTCATCGTCGATTTTATCTTCGCCTAAATCTTCTTCACTACTATAGTTCAAATCGCTATCGGAACCTGATCCGGATTCGTCCAAATTCGATGGATCTGGCTCGGAACCATCGTCTGGGTTTTCTAAAGATTCGTCTTTTGCATAGACAGTGTCTACTTCTACTACAGGATCGGTTGATGCAGTCAAATCGATAGATTCTATATCCAGATCGCACACTGAAAATGCAGACACGTTATGCGCAACACTTTTGTTGCTTGGTGTCCCCCCAATGCACAAGCGCCGGCGGTTTCGCCTTGACCCAGCAATTTCTTCTAAACCATTATCCATGCCATTGGGATGGTCAATGGTAAATAAATTGCCGTGGTGTTTATTAAAGAAATTGGAGTTTTGCAAATAGTCTAAATCGTCGGTAGCACATACTTTGAACTGTTTCTGTATTCCCAAATAGGATCCATAGAAATCGACTCCATGAACAAAGTCGTGGTGATGTAAAAGTCCCGAAGTCAAATAGTTGAAGAAACAGTCTACATAGGATGCATTGTGTGGCGACAATATCTTATTCAAGACAGTTTCATCAGTACTATCGATTTTGGGTAGCGACCTTATTTTAGGATCTTTCACATCGTATTTTCCGATCATGTATCTGAATGGGTCCAAGAGTGGCGAGAATTTGATAAACACCGGTTTTTCAATAACCGACTGGGTTTTGCTACAGAATACATGTGTAGGATCGACCATGTGATATTGATGGTTTAGAGCAATTTTGTCGTAGTTTTGGTGGGTCATATCGAAAAATCGGTTGTAAACGGGGTTATACAATTGCAAATCTTGGATTTGAAAGGGTCGATAAGAGGATAGATTCTCTGTAGAATCGGTCGTTGAACCAAAGTTATCTATATCGATCGGTCTAGGTTTAGAATAATGTACTTGAAATGAGGACTTTGACATCATATGAAATTCCTAAATAGATAATTTTATTTGATTGAACCAATAAAAGATTCTTTTCCCCTCCTCCCCCCTCCTCTCCGGATCGTTCGATTGTCGTTCGATTCGAATATTATTTTGTATAGAGATAGTACAAACATACATATTAGTAGTGGTAAAGATGACATTGGAATTAAAAAAATTCGATATGAGATGGATCACATTTAAACCCGATGAGAATAAAGGTCCCGTTATTGTCATGATTGGTCGTCGTGATACAGGTAAGTCTTTCTTGGTGCGTGATCTGTTGTATCACCACCAGGATATTCCGATCGGCACCGTTATTTCGGGGACGGAAGCCGGAAACGGGTTTTATGCGAGTCATGTTCCCAAGTTGTTTATACACGAAGAATATAATACAGTGTTGATTGAGAATGTGTTGCGACGTCAGCGTGCTGTGTTGAAACAGATGAATAAAGATATTGAAATGTACAAGAAATCGACCATCGATCCCCGTGCTTTCGTTATCTTGGACGACTGTTTGTATGACCAGACGTGGACACGAGACAAAATGATGCGTCTGCTTTTCATGAATGGACGTCATTGGAAGGTCATGTTGATCATTACTATGCAATATCCTTTAGGCATACCTCCCAATTTGCGAACCAACATCGACTATGTCTTTATTTTGCGAGAACCTTATTTGACCAATCGCAAACGTATTTGGGAGAACTATGCTTCCATGTTTCCAACTATGGAGTCATTTGCGTCCGTTATGGATCAGACCACCGAGAATTTCGAGTGCTTGGTTATTAACAACAACGCGAAATCGAATAAACTGCATGATCAGATCTTTTGGTACAAGGCTGAAGGTCGTCCTGACTTTAGATTGGGTTCGAAGGAGTTTTGGGAGATCTCCAAGGGTATGGGTTCTGACGACGAAGATGAGGCATATGATCCTAGCAAAGGGAAGAAACGTGCTGGTCCTGCAATTAATGTCAAGAAAACCACTACAA